TAGAGCTCGAAGGTCTTGACTATTCTGATTCGATTCAGCACGTACTGTTTCAATTAGTGATGCATTTGCAAAATCGGCATCAGCTCGAGCAATTGCCTCTTGATTAATTGCAGCAGTGTTTTTATCAACTTCAGCCAAGACTGAATCAATCCTATTGCTGATCGCAGAATCAGCGCTTGCTCTCGCTTCCGCTTCTTGCTGAATCGCTGCTGCATTATTTCTTGAACTTGCACTTACAGTATCAATGCGACTGCTTAAATTGCTATCAGCAGAAATACGCTCATTCTTTTCAGTTAAAATTGCAGTCGATCTTGCATTAGCTTCTTGCAGAATCGCAGTATTTCTAGCTGTAGCTTCAGATGCAATAGCAGTATTGCGATTCGTTATTTCTTGAGTAATTGCTGATTGACGATCTGAAATTTCCTGCGTTAAGCCGTCATTTAAGCCTTGAATTGCTGTAACTCGTTGATGTGTTTCAAGCGCTAATTCATCACTGATTTGATCAACCTCAGTCTGCACTGCCGTGATATTGTCAATCAAGTTACCAATATCACCATCTAAGCCTGCAATCGTGTCGATCTTGTCAATCTTGGTTTGCAGGTTTTGATGTAATTGTGACTCAGTAATTTTGCCTGACAAAATATCAAGTACAGCAGACGCATCAGCCGATGTTGTAGCACTGACCCAATTCGACCACGGGCCGATATTCCCAATACGATCAATCAAACGCCCACGGAAAAAGCGGGTTAAGTTTGGCTGCATGCCTTGAATATCGTGCGTTGTGGTCGGATATGCAAACAAGCCAAGTGGCGCAGCATTGGCACCGTTTGGTGTGGTTGCAATCTGAATTTCAGTGTGAGCGGTATCAAGCGCACCAACCGCAGGGAAAGACCAGTTCAGGCGATAACCGAACAAGATGCCAGTCGCAGACAGGTTTGCCAAAGCAGGCGGCAATCCTTGCTTGCCTGACAACGTAGTCAGCATTGAATATGTTGGCAAAGATGCAACGTCAAACGCCGAAATTGCAGTCACACGAGCTTCATAGTTACCTGCATAGATACCCTGTACTTCTACTGAATTGCTGCCCGTAATCGGCAATTTAATCCAGCTACCATCATCTTTACGCCATTCCACCTGGTACTTGGTTGCGCCTTGTGCCTGTGGCCAAGCAATCACCATTGTTTCAACAGATAAACCTTGCTGCACCATGCTTTCGGATGAGATTGATACAGACTCTACTGGCGCTTGAATCGTTGGATTAATAATGGAAATCGGACGCTCATCAATAAAAGCACCGAAATCAATCGCATCATATTTTGCTGATTCGTACTGTAGCGCAGTGATTGAAAACTGATGTTTTTCATCTTGAGTAATACTCATGACGCGAAACTTCATTGTTTTTAAGTCTTGTGCATCAACGACCCAAACATTTTCCGCAGCAACACTATCAAATGCCACTGTGACTGTGACATTTCGCCCATTTTTTGATGACACAATTCGAGCTTGCGCCTTGCCATTTTCACCATTTACAACCAGTCGATCACCCTCACGACACACAACATCATCGCGATCTAAAGTAATGGTACGCAAGTTTGCAGAGACTTTAGAGATGCGCCCACCATTGGCACGACCTGCAAACAATTCGTCTGCAATTTCAATTACGCGACCTGGTTGCGGAATATAACCATCTAAACCGACTTTTAAAGACACGGTGCGAGTTTCTAACTGTTCAGACTTTAGCGCCCAAAGCCCTGCACGCTGCGCCTGTCCTTCTGATGTGCAGCCCCAAGCATCAATCTCAGCGATACGCACGCCAAGTTTGGCAATAGCCGCTTCATCACGCACATAGACATACTCAGTCTTGTAGTGATTCGCAGGATTATCCCAAGCCACTTTTGCAACGGTATGACGGTCACGCGCACGTGTGCCTGTGTACTCAAACAAACCATCTATGACGTTGGCACGAGTGTAGGTAAAATAAGTATCCTGCGGAATATCAGCATCACAGACAATTGAGTTGCCATCCCAATAAGAGATTGCACGGAATACGCCTGCTAGTTTGCTTAAAATCGCATAAGCATCTTCGGTAGATTGCAGGTAGACGTTACAAGTAAAGCGTGGCTCTTGACCACCTTTGCCATCATTCACCATTTGGTCGCAGTATTGGGCAAGGCGATATAGAGACCATTTGTCCAACATTGCAGATGTTAAACGATCTCCCAAAGCATACCGCTTTGATGTGCAAATGTCGTAATAAATCCAAGCTGGGTTATTGGTATAAGCGCGTTTGAATGTACCGTCCCACATGCCTGTATAAGTACGCGCAACAGGATTGTAATTTGACGGGACTTGTAGCTTAACCCCTTTTAAATCGACTGCAACTTTGGCGACATTGGAGAAGGTTTCAGCGTCATATTGCAAGCCAAGCATGGCGGTATTTGGATAACTCAACTTTAGGTCGATGACTTCTGTTAGTGCATCAACGTACATTTTGTCGCTGATATGTTCTGAGGTTGAGTTCGGTGTGATGCGACGTACACGAACTGTCCAGCCGCTATCAGATTTTGGCAAATCAATGCGGTGTGAGCGTTCATAATTTGCAGAAGTTTTATCTGAGATCTTGGTGTTTAAAACTTCTACCCATGTGCCGCCATT